CCCCCCCCCCCCCCCCAGTGTGGTGACAAATGTGCACGCGACCGTGCAGGATGGGGCGGTTGAGACCCATAATGCTGCAGGTGAGCGGCGCATAAGATGTATTCGCTCGCTTTGGGGCTGTCATACCCGTTCGCATGTGCGAACATGGCAGGCATGAACCAAGAAAAACAAGCCCACGACGCACGGCTGGCTGACCAGCGCATTGCTTTTGGGTTGCTACTCCTGAACTGGCGCCGCCGCAACGGCTGGTCTGGCCGCACGCCAAGCGAATGGGCTGACCATTGCCCAGAGCTGCTGCTGGAGCGTATTGGCAACTCAGCCTGGAGCAGGCTTGAGAACGGCAGAGGCGTTGACACGCCACCATGCACGTTTGAAGCGCTAGGGATGATGAATAAATCGCTGGCGCAGGAATACAGGGGCAAGCTGCCGCCCGGCGAATTACGCCGGAGGATTTACGAGGGCAAGCCCATTGAGGATGAAACCCATGGCGTGTGGGGCACAGCTGAATTTTTCTGCGCGTTTCTCGGCTATATCGAAATTCCAAAGGAATATGTTTCAAGAACGCCGGCTATCAATGTGGAAGAGGCGTCTAGGGTCTGCGGGCAGTGGCAAAAATGGTTTGAGAAAACAGTCAAGACAGAATCATTGGCTCCCCATGAGGCGCTGCAGGAGATCCAGAATTACATAGGCGAAATGCCGTTGCCGTTTTACCGAAAATTAACCCAAGTGCTTATTGGTTTTGAGGTGTTCAGCACAGAAGAGATGATGGCCATGAGGATCGGAGACGAGGGCAAGTACATGCCCGACGCAGCACTGGCTGAATGGGCCCAGGATTCCGGATTTGACGGACCTATTCGCGGAACTTGACAACCGCATTCGCATGTGCGAACATGCGCCGGTAACGCATTTGACGCATGGACCCGAGATGGAGCGACCAACCCAACTGGCTGGCCTTTGTCAATGATTTGCTTGAGCTACAGCTAGAGGCCGATTATTCGCGCCCACAAGTGCATGGCTTTGCGACCGTGTATGAATACTGTGCGCACACTGGATTTGTTACTTGTCGTCTGCTGCACCGTTGCGGCTGCATGTTGAGCAGCGGCTCGGTGGATTCAGATATGGGCCAACACCTTCAAATTGCACAGGATCTAGCGCTTGCACTGGTAATAGGAGGCGTAGATGACTGATGCCGAGTATCACGCCCACCCCGCATGGAGTTCGTCAAAACTCAAAAGTGCCATCACAGGCACCATGCTGGATTACTGGGCAAAACACGTAAATCCAGATCGGTGGCCACTTGAGCCAACGGATCCGATGCGACAGGGCAGTGTCCTAGACCTGGTACTAACCCAACCAGATCAATTTGCCAGCCGCTATTTAGTGGCACCTGCTTGTGATCGCCGCACTAAAGATGGCAAGGCGATCTGGGCAGAAGCCGTAAAAAAAGCAGTTGCCCAAGACTCTGAGCTAATCCCAATGGATTGGTTGATCAATGCCCAGGCGATCGCACATTTATTGCGCAGCGATTCAGCAGTGAATGAAATGCTGGAAAACCCTGGCAACAGCCAGGAACCACATTTTTGGATTGATGCCGCAGGCCGTGAATGTAGGTACAAGCCTGACATTGAGCCTGGCGATGACCTAATTGATATAAAAAAAGCGCGGTCCGCTGAGCCAAGGCAATTTGTACGTCAGGCATATGCAATGGGCTATGACTTACAGCTAGCGCATTACAGACTGGGCTATATCGACCGTTACGGCAAGCCGCCGGCACGTGTTGGATTTATGGCCGTTGAGTGGGATGCACCGCATAACTATTCACTGGTTTGGCTTGATGATGCATTTATTGCAGAAGGCGAACGCAGGCGTGAGCTTGCATTTCAGCGGATTGCCGAATGCGAGGCATTAGGCGTATGGCCTAGCTACGGTGAATACACAGCCAAGCCACCGGGCTGGATAACAGGGGAAAGCAACCGCCCAGAACCATTACATCAACCTGAAATTGAGTTATTCTGATGACAGAACAAACTTCTGCTTTAGCAACGACAAACGACACTTTAGAGGTGTTTACGGGGATTGCAGCATTTGATAACGCCCAACGGATGGCAAAGGCGTTAAGCAGCTCAACACTTGTGCCAAAGGAATATCAAGGACAACAAGGGCTGGCTAACAGCCTGATTGCGCTTGAAATGTCAGGCCGGATGAGGCTAAGCCCGCTTACGGTAATGCAAAATATGTCAATAATTCATGGCCGCCCAAGCTGGAGCAGCAGCTTTTTAATCGCAATGGTCAACGAGTCGGGCAAGTTTACGCCATTAAGGTTTATATTTGATAACGATGATGCGCCAACATGGTGCTATGCCGAAGCCAAGGACAAGGCAAGTGGTGAGGTATTGCGCGGAGAAAAGATTACGCTAGAACTAGCCAAAAAAGAAGGCTGGAGCACTAGGAATGGATCAAAATGGCAGACGATGCCAGGCCAAATGCTTAGGTATCGTGCCGCTAGTTTTTGGACAAGGGTTTATTACGCCCAGGCAACACTTGGAATCATGACCCAAGAAGAGGCTATTGATATTGAACAGGTATCAGTCGAGCTTAGCGCTCCGACTGAGCCGGTAAAACCACCAGAGCCAATAGCTGCAGAACAACCGCCAGAACCAGTTGAAGTTGTTGAAGTCCCAGTTGAAGAAAAGCCAAAAGCTAATCCGCTAGCTGAAGGGTTAGCGGCAATCCCGCGGCTAACCGATCCGCGGGCATTAGATGGAGCAGAAAAACGAGTGATTGAACTGGTGGCAGCAGGTGAAATTACAGATGCCGATCAAGCCAAATTAGAGGCCGCAATTGCTAAGCGGCGGGCGGAATTGAAATGAGTAGTACGGATGAACGCGGCAATTATTACCGCGCCAAAGTAGGCCGGCATTCAGCATCAGTGACGCTGCCAACTGAAACTTATCAAGCGCTTAAAGAGTACGCATTACAAAAGCAGTTAAGCCTTAGTGGCTCTATTTGCCATTTGCTACGCCAAGCCTTCAACCAAACCCCTTTAAACCAATGAATCACATTTCAATCGTCGGTCGTGCCGGCAAGGATCCAGAATTTAAATCATTTGAATCGGGTACTTGTCTGGCTGAATTTTCAGTAGCGGTAAATGGATTCAAGAAAGATGAGCCGCCAACATGGTTCAATATAAAACTATGGGGCAAGCAAGCGCAGCTTGCAACGGATTACTTGCGCAAAGGCAATTTAGTCGGAATATCCGGCGAAATGAAAACTGAAGAATGGATTGACAAGACAACAGGCGACAAAAGAAGCAAATGGGTGCTAAATGCAAGCAGTATGCATTTATTAGAACCCAAAAAACAGCAACAAGCTGTGGAGGCACCCTTCTGATGGTGTCCCTTCCTGAGGCCGTGACCAAAAAACGGCCAATGACCCTGGTTAGCGTTGCAAGCTTGAGCCACATAAGAAAATTAGTTTTGATAGTAATTGCCAGCCAAATATTCATTGGCTTTGCGTTGCTTGTAGTAATTGGCAAACTGCCATGGTAGTGATTTATTCAGATGATGAATGGTCTGTCGAGACCTATTCAGATGATCACCCTGAGCTGATCAAATTTATCAAGCGTGACGGTAACAAGAAAATTGTGCTTGATCGAATGGCGCTTTGGGATGACCAAACATATCTCTGGGGGCCGATTATGTGGCGCCCGTTACCACCAGCTGTACCAAACAACATTCTGTGGAGGATCGAGCATGAACTTCGTAACCGCGCAAGCTGATTTAGCAAGGAGCCTAAAACAGGTGGCGCCTGCTGTTGCCGGCGGTCGCTGCAGCCATCCAATTTTGACCCATGTACTGTTGGATGCAACTCATGAATCACTGACGGTAACTGCATTTGATCTAGGCCTGAGCATATCAACAACGATCTATGCAACAGTCGAAACACCAGGGCAAGCCTGCGTCCCAGCAAGGGTGCTGGCTGACCTAATTGCAAGGCTTAATAGCGATGATGCAGTGGCAATTGCAACTGATGGCGGCCATTCGATATGCATTACTACAGCCAGCGGTACATATACGCTGGCGGGCGATGATCCTGTGGGCTACCCAGCATTGCCTGCAATTGAGCCAGGCAATATTGAGCTAGATGGTAACGAGCTGAGGGACGCGATTAAAGCCACGATTGTTGCCGCCAGCAAAGAAGAAGCTAAGCAGATTCTTCAGGGCATTTACCTGCAGGCTGATCATGATGGCATCGAGCTGGCGGCAACCAACGGCCATCGGTTAAACATCTTTGGCACCATTAAGGGTGAGGCGATCATGGGCGAAGCCATCCCGGCAGTGGCAATCCGTGAAGTGCTCAAGCTGGATACAGATGATATAGAAGTGTCGTTTGAAGCTGGCCACGTTGCATTTGGCGGTGGCGGCACCACGATACGTAGCAGGGTGTTTGAGGGTAAATACCCTAATTACCGCCAATTGGTTCCAGATGCATTTGCAACAGAAATCACACTAGATCGCAAGGTGCTAATACAAGCACTAGAGCGTGTTGCAATTATTGCCGAGCAATATAACAGCGTAATAAAACTAAGTTTTGATGATACCGGCGATGGTGTAGTTACGATCAGCAGCGAGCATGAAACCGGCTTTGGTTCTGAGCAGCTGATACCCAAGGATGCAAATGGACCTGCTATCACGATAGCGGCCAATGTTAGATATTTGATTGATGCTGCGCGATCAATAAATACGCCAGACATTCAAATGGCGGCAAATACAAGCCTCGCACCATTTGTGATGCGACCTAGCGGTGACGACTGCCCAGAGCAGCTGGCGCTAATAATGCCAGTACAAGTAAAGCAATGAGCGATGCGCTAGGCGATTACCTAGCCAATATTGGCAGGGTGCCGCTGCTTACGGCAGCGGAAGAGCTGCACTTATCAGGCATTGTGCAACGATGGCTGCAAGATCCAGAGCCATCGGTAGGGCTAGAGCGCAGGGGTAGACGCGCCAAAAACCGCATGGTTCAGGCAAATCTTCGGCTAGTGGTAGCACTAACCCGTAGGTATGGACATTTAATTAGTGCTAATGACACGCTGGATTTAATACAAGCCGGCAACTTAGGTTTAGTTCGTGCGGTAGAAAAATTTGACCCAACACGGGGCTATAAGTTTTCTACCTATGCATTTTGGTGGATCAAGCAAGGTATCACCAAATACCTAAATGAATCAAACAGAATGATTCGGCTGCCAGGAACAGATATTGATAAGTTGCTCAAGATTGCAGCAATATCGGCAAGGATAGGAGCCAGCAGCGGCAAAACCGCCACCAGAAATGAAATAGCAGCTGAACTAGGGATTACAGGGTACGAGCTGGGGCAATTAATCAATAGGGCTGGTCAATGCAAAAGCTTAGATGCATTGGTAACAGAGGATGGTAGATCATTGGCTGAGCTGATACCAACACCTGAAGCAGCAGAAGATAGCGAAGAATCAAGAATGTTGCAGAAACAACTAGAAAAATTAAAGCCGATATATGCAGACGTATTAAAACTAAGGCATATCGAAGGCTTGACCTATGGCGATGTCGCGTCGGTGGTAGGCATTGAAGCCAAACGAGCCAGACGAATGTGTGAAACTGCCTGCCAATTATTGGCGCGAATGGTGCGTGGCCTTGAAGAACAATCAGCCACAGGATCAGTTATTGAGGTTGATTCGCAACCGGCGCTATTTGACATCATGCAAGTTGATTGTGATGTAGGCAGACAAAAGCGACCACGACGGATTAAGCAAGCTGACAACACCAACCAACCATCAATCCTCTAATGGCAAAACCAATCTTTGAATCACACATGAAGGGAGTAACCTGGACTGATACAGGCATCTTCTGGACCTATAAGGTGGTAATTAAGGGTTATAGCCCAACAATTGGGACCATACGGGCAGCAACAAAAACTCAGGCCAAGGCATTCCTTAAGGCACGGCATCAAGAGGCCGTTGTAATTGAAGTCACTGGTAAGGCTGATAGCAGCTGGATGGTGGCAGCATGACTAACACAACCGAACCAATGAGCGATGTGCCGGTGCTGCCCACTGAACCCGACGATTGGTGCCAGCAATGGATCGAGGGCAGCCAAGCTGAGTATGCGTTGCCAACGAGCACAATTGATGTACGGATAGCTGTTGCCATTAATGGCAATGGCGAGTGGTGCGCCTTTGGAGATAAGGCATTAGCGGACTGGGAAGCCGCAAGCGTAGCAGAATCTGCGCTAGATCAATGGCCGGTCAACATAAGATGGGTTACAGCAACAATACCAATAACAAAAGAGATTAAAGGAGTAGTGAGCGATGAACTGCTCTAGGTGTGATCACCCTATTAAACGCGGCACCAGCGAAGTGCTGCAATCAAGGCGGGATACAATTGAATCAAAAATCAGGCAGCGCAAATGCTTTAATTGTGGGCATAAATTTTGGACATGCGAGACAGAGCTGCCGCCAAATTCGGTAAAGTGGATTATTAATTTAGATATTCAAACCTCACATTCAACAATACCAATTCGTCTGCCTGGGGCCCGCCGGGTGACTTACTCATGACTGATGAATTTCGCCCTGGCGACATTTGGCGCCATAAGCAAATGGGCAGACTTGCTGTAACCGATGAAGAAATTGAGCGCCACCCCGGTTATCTGAAGTGTTATTGGATGATGGGAGGCAACCCTAATGCACCATATACATTCATGGATGTAACTAAGACCAAAGATTTCACCTTAATCTCTCGCATGTTTCCTGATGACTAACCAACATCCAATCACCCCACCGCCCGAGCTGGTGCAACGGTGGGGGAACGACTCCACCATGTCAGGTGTGCCTTACGAACAGCATATCGCCAACCGCGCCTCTCAATGGGGTGCCGACCAGGAATTGGAGGCATGTTGTGAGTACATGCAGCACGAAGACTTCCACATCAGAGGCTTTGCCACCGAACTTCGCGCCGCCCGCCGCCCCAAGACGCCGAGCTTGAAGGAGCAACTGTTACAAAAACTTGAGCACATCAGGGACGTAGCAGACAAGTATCGAAGCACTCAAAACGCTATTGATGATCTTCGTGAAACCCTGGAGGCCCTCGATGACTAATCCCGACTGCCGCGCCGAACTACAGCGACTGGTGGAGGCGTATGAAGAACATGGCGGGAAGTGGCCCGACCACCATGAACAGGCGCTGTTTCAGGCCGTCGAGGATGCCCGCGCCGTCCTGGCCCAGCCGGAGCCGGAGGGGGTGGTGACGCCCACCCTGCCCGGTGGAGTCCCCCTCACTGGTGGCCTTTCGTGGCTGATCCCGACCCTTGATGATGTGGTCGAGCTATGTGAGGAGTTTGGCTTTGAATTGCACGAAGATAACGAGAGCGGAGAGATCCTGTGGGAAATGTTCCGCGCCGTCCTCGCCCGCTGGGGCACACCCACCGCCCAGCCCGAGCCCGAGCCGGTGGCGCCGACTGATGAGGAGCTGTTGCTATTGGCTTGCATGACAGATCTTGTTTATGACAATGGTTACGGCGCCTTCCCTAGTTCCTTTTCTTTAGAGGGTGCTGACGCCACCCGTGAGGCATTGTCCTTCGCCCGCGCCGTCCTTGCCCGCTGTGGGCAGCCATGACTACCGACTACCGCGCTCTGTGCGCTGAGCTGATTAACCACTTACAGGTCCGAGTCAGCAACGAAGACCGAAAAATCCCAACGGTAGGGTACTACTCACAATCTCAACAACTGCTAGACCGCGCCCGCGCCGCCCTGTCCCAGACCGAGCCGCCGACGCTGAAGGAGCAGGCGCTGGCTGAACTGGCTGCAACTGAACGTTGTCATCCAGCCGATTACAGCACCATTCGCAAAGCCCTGGAGGCATTGCCCAATGAATAACCTTGCTGACATTTGGCCTGATCCACCCATCAGCCCGCCAGAACCGTCTGGAACCACGGTTCCATTTGATGACGGAGCTGGCGACTGCCACGACTGGAATGACACCTGGGTTCTGAACTCTCTTTATGGGCATGAAGAATGAAACTATTGATTGATGCTGACATGTTGCTCTGGTCAATCACCTCTGCCACTGAGGTAGAGGTGCTTGTGGAGGAAGACACCTGGACTAGATGGAGTGACCTGGCTGAAGCCAGGGACAAAATGAGCGATGAGCTGCAGTTAATGCATGATGAATTTGGCACAGATGATAATGACGTTATCTTTTGCCTGTCTCATGCACAGCTATGGCGCAAGGAGATCTACCCCGAATACAAGGCTAACCGCAAAGGCAAGCCTAAGCCAATAGGCTTTCGTGCTTTGCGTGATGAGTTAAAGCAAAAGCACTTTGAAGAATGGCCTAGCCTGGAAGCCGATGATGTCATGGGCTTACTAGCTACATCACCTGTCTACAAAGGCGAATGTGTTATTGTATCTGGCGATAAGGACTTAAACCAAATACCTGGAACCCACTACTGGCAAGGAGAACGCTGGGAAGTCAATGAAGAAAGAGCACGATTCCAATTCTATTTTCAAGCGCTTGCGGGTGACACAACGGACAACATCCCAGGGTGCCCCACTATCGGACCGAAGAGGGCGGCGACAAGCCTTGAAGGGTTATCCACGGATTTGGATTATTGGGAAAGAATTGTTCAAGAATATGAAAAAAGGTCTTCTAGTGTCCACGGAAAAGAGAGCGCGTTACTGAACGCACGGCTAGTTCGCATCGTTAGGGATAACGAATATGATTGGACTAACCATCAGGTTATTCCATGGACCCCACCGAATCTGCCCTTACCGTCTTAGCTAGGTTTGCAAGTGAGGAGGTTCTAGATGCTCTAGACCTCCTTTACCCAGAGCGCACCCCTGAACTAGATGAAACCCTAGACAAGATTCGCTATGCTGCGGGGCAGAGATCAGTTGTTCGTTTTCTCAGGAGCCTGAACCATGCCAGCGCTGGACTACCAAACTTGGTTTAACCAGAACATATACCCTCAGATCGCATCGGGACAGTTAAAGTTCTCAAGCCCTACTGCAGCACTGGGCAATGCAAACGTAAAACAAAACTACGATGCATATGTAATCAGGACTCAACAGAACGATCAAATAGCTGCAGCTCAGGTCGTTAACGATAAGCAAAACCAGGCAACCCAGGATCTAGCCAAGCAGCTAGGCATTATTACTGATACCAATAAAGCCACTGTCGATGCTGTAACCAACGACTGGGCAAAAGCTATACAAGATGCGCTAAATAATAACAATAAAGAAGTTGTCGCCCCGCTTATGACATCACTTACTGATGCAAATAAGCAGATCACTGACCTGACTGGCTCACTAAGCAATAATCAAGTAGCGTTTCAAGCGCAAGCACAACAGCAGGCTGATGATTTCAACAAACGATTTGGCATGTTGGAATCGCAAAACAAAACTCTTAGTGATTCTTTGATAGCTGCCCAAGCCGAAACCAAGGCGCAGCAGGAACGGGCAATCAACCTGGCATCAGCTCGCATACCTACACCAAACCCGGTAGCTGCTGCACCTGTCCTTGCTGGACAGCGGCGATCAGTTGTAGGCAATAGCTCTAGCAACATGCTCTCTAACCTGCAGATCCTATCTACACCAGGGAAAGGCAACAGTCTTGCTGGGCTGCAGATAGCGTGACATGATACAACAGTTGGTGAACTAAGCAAATGCCAGACGCAAAGCAGACATGCAAATCACGCTGGTCAAAGCTTGAGACAGAGAGATCTATTTACCTGCGTCGTGGCGTTGAATGCTCAAGCCTGACAATACCTTCGTTAATACCCGAGTCAGACCAGACCTACGGGACTAGCCAACTGAACACAGCGCTTCCATCCCTGTATCAAGGAGCTGGGGCCAGGGGTGTCAGTGGTTTATCGGCAAAGCTATTGCTGGCTCTGTTCCCACCAAGCCAGCCGTTTTTCAAGCTGCAAATAGATAAAGCCCGGATGCGTAGCTATGCCCAAAAGACCGGGCAAAAGCTGGAAGATCTGATGAGCACACTGGATGTAGCCCTATCTGAAATAGAAAGAATTGTCCTAGTAAAATTGGATACGCTTAAGGCTAGGCCTGCAATGTCAGAGGCACTTAAGCACTTGATCGTGTCCGGCAATGCACTTGCCTATGTTGCGCCAGATTCCATAAGGATGTTTCCGCTAAGGGCATACTGCATAAGACGGGATCCTGAAGGCAACCCAATTGAAATTGTGATACGGGAGCAGGTAGACCCGACAGTTTTGGAACCACAGTTCCGCCCCGAAGGAGGCAAGGATAAGGTCGATGTTTACACCCTGGTGCTGATTGATAAAGGGAAGGACAAGGTTGAGTGGCACCAAGAGGTAAATGACAAAAGGCTGCCAGATAGCAGTGGCTTCAGCCGTATTGATAACTCGCCATGGCTACCGTTGCGCTTGCACCGCATAGCAAACGAAAGTTATGGGCGCGGGCTGGTTGAGGAAGTCATTGGTGACCTGCAAACCCTTGAGAAGCTCAGCAAGGCAGTGGTTCAGGGCAACCTGATTGGGGCTAAGAAGATCTTTCTGGTCAACCCCAACGGCACGACAAGAGCAGCTGATCTGGCAAGGGCTGAAAGTGGTGACATTATTTCCGGCAACATCAATGACGTTGGTGTGCTAGGCACTGAGAGCACCAGCGACTATGCATCAGCGTTGCAGACAATGCAGCTGATCGAACGCAGGCTCAATTTTACGTTTCTTGCAAACGAGTCGATTCAACGTGATGCAGAACGAGTCAGCGCTACCGAGATTCGGCTGATGGCAGAGCAGCTGGAGCAGGGGCTAGGCGGGGTGTATTCAATCCTCAGCGCTGAGCTGCAGCTACCGCTAATCAAGCGGGTGTTATACCTGCTTGAAAGCGTGGATGGTATGCCATCCATACCAGAAGGACTGGTTAACCCAATCGTTACCACAGGGCTAGAGGCTATTGGCCGTGGCAATGACAAGTCACGTTTGACTGAGTTTATATCCACTGGCTTACAGATCGCTCAGTCTCTGGATGAAGACACCAAGCAACGCCTGAATATGCAGGAGTTGTGGACCAGGCTTGCGGCTTCACTCGGAATTGAAATTACTGGGCTTATTAGGACAGAAGAAGAACTACAGTCTATACAAGCTAAGAACCAACAGCTAATGTTGGCTCAGCAACTTGCTACTCAGGGGGCATCACAAGTTGGACCAGGACCTCAACAAGCGCAGCCGCCTACGCCAGGTGGAGGATCAACCGGAGGCCCCGCAGGAATGCAGCCTGAAGCCGGTAATCCAAGCCAGGTCGGTTGAAGTTTGCAATGAACGCATGGAAGGTGACATTGATCCTGTCACCAAGCGTCCCTACCGGAAGCTCTATCGGGCTGATGGTCAAGGTTATTTCTGGGAAAGCTGAACATGCAAATTGAAACTGGCACTGATACAGCCTCTGTATACGAGGCCCAAGGTGGAGCGGAAGAAGCTGCCAAGATCGAGGCGGCTAAAGCTGAACTACTAGACGAGTCTCAGCAAACCGAAGGAGAGGCGAATGGGCTGATCCTCGGCAAGTACGAAACAGTTGATGATCTGGCACAGGCTTACAAAAGTCTTCAGTCCGAATACAGCAGGTTAAAAAATGGCCAGTCAGAACCGGCGGTCTCAACGCAAGCGACTGAGCCGGAAACAGCTGCTCCGGAAGCAGAAGGAAATCAAGCTGGTACTGATCCAGGGCTTAGCCCAGAACAGACCCAGGCCATTGCAGCCAGCCTCATTGGCCAAGCCGGTGGCGAGGCTGAGTATCGTCGCTTAACTCAGTGGGCTGCTGATCCAAACAACGTAAGTGCTGAGAGGGTTAACGCCTATAACGATGCTCTTACTAAGGGAGATCAGCTATCTGCAACCCAAGCCCTAAAGGCCATGCAGTATGACTTCCTCATGCGTAACGGCTATGAGCCGAGGCTGGTTGGCGGCAGTGTTGCATCAACAGAAGTAGCTCCATTTGAATCTCAGCAGCAAGTAGTAAAGGCAATGAACGATCCTCGATACAGCGGGCCAAGCCGGGATCCGGCATACATAAAAGAAATAGAAGCACGAATGGCAGTTTCCAACCTGTTCAGTACGCGCTAATTTTTAGACATGAAGCATCATTCCCTGATGGGCCGGTGAGCCGGAACCCCATGAAGGCGGATCGAGTGCTCACGGAACCACGGTTCCAGTTGGCCTAGCCAACAGTTGACACCCTTCAACCTTCTACGAGAAACACAATGGCACCAACTCTTTCACGGCCCGGCTCTATCAATGGAGCTGTCAGCACCTACGCTGAACAAAACGCACTGTTCCTAAAGGTCTTCAGCGGTGAAGTCCTGTCTGCCTTTGAGCGCACTTGCCTGTTCAAGGACTTGTGCCAAACCCGTTCCATCACTTCAGGCAAATCGGCACAGTTCCCTGTGACAGGTCGCCTCCCCTGGGGCTACCACACACCTGGCGCTGAAATCACCGGCTTGGGTCAACTCGCCCAAAATGAAGTAACCATCAACATTGATGATTACCTCTATGCCGCTGCCAGCCTCTACTCGCTGGACGAAGCCAAAAATCACTACGACATTCGTAGTATCCACTCAACTGAGATCGGCAACGCTCTCAGCCGTGCATACGACAAACGTGTTGCACGTCTTTTGACTTTGGCTGCCCGTACTAGCACTTCAGATTTGACAGCTGATTTGCCCTCTGGCCTTACCCCTGACCAGCAGGCTCGGACTGGAACCCGTATCGACCTGGCAAGCGCATCTCCAACTGCTGATGCCTATGTGGCAGCAGTGTTTGCAGCTGCTGCCCGCTTGGACGAAAAGGATGTATCCAGCGAAGGCCGGATTATTGTTACCACGCCTGAGGTTTACTACACGCTGATTCAATCCAGCCGTGCTGTGAACACCGATTTCAACCACCTCAGCAATAACGGTGGTTATGCCGAAGGGCAGATCTCCAAGCTGGCAGGGTTCA